CTCCTGGACGGAGTTTATCGAACTACTCCACAGCTGGTGGCGTGGCGAAGCGCCGATGGGTGCCGTATTGCTATCGGTTGCCATGGCCGCATTGAGAATCGCTTACGGCGGTGGCGGCTGGAAGAAAATGCTCCTTGAGGGGGCAATCTGTGGAGCCCTGACCCTTACCGCTGTGTCAGCTCTTGATTACTTCAACCTCCCACAGTCCCTGTCGATCGCTATCGGTGGAGCGCTCGGGTTTGTTGGAGTAGAGCAGGTTAAGGTTATGGCTTCCAGGGTGTTTAATTCTCGCTTTGGAGGCGGTGATGCAAACCAGTGATAAAGGCATTGCCCTGATCAAGCAGTTCGAAGGCTGCAAGCTCACCGCGTATCAGGATAGCGTCGGAGTGTGGACGATCGGATACGGATGGACTCAGCCTGTCGACGGGAAACCAATCCGCGCCGGGATGACGATTAAGCAGGAAACAGCAGAACGTCTGCTGAAGACCGGACTGGTCAGCTACGAAAGCGACGTGTCCCGCCTGGTTAAGGTGGGGCTGACTCAAGGGCAGTTCGATGCTCTGGTGTCGTTCACGTATAACCTCGGAGCCCGGTCATTATCAACATCGACTCTTCTGCGCAAACTTAACGCTGGTGATTACACTGGCGCTGCCGAAGAGTTCCTGCGCTGGAATAAAGCCGGTGGCAAAGTCCTGACTGGGCTAACCCGTCGGCGTGAGGCGGAGCGTGCTCTGTTCATGTCGTGATTACCCTTGCTGATATTAAAGCCTCATGGCGTCTGATACTACTGGTGGCCGTCATTGCGGTAGTATCCGGGCTGTGTATCCTACTGGCAAACAGCCGATCTGACGTCGCTACGCTGAAAAGTGCAAACGACGTTCTGCGCAGTGACAACACCCTGCAGGGGACGGTTATTGCTGCTCAGGCTTTCAGCTTCAACCGGTTTAACCAAATGGCCGAAAGCGCCAGCCGACTAAATTCACTGATTGATGCCAGCTCCGATAAAACTGTTATCGAATATCGGGAGATCCTCCGCCGTGAAAAAACCTGTGATCTGCCTGTTCCTGCTGATGTCGCTGGTGGGCTGCTCAGCTACGCGGACAGTTTACGTGCCAGCGCAATGCACGCCGATTCCGGGAACGCTGACGCAGCCGGTGATAGCGCCACTACCCCCGGCACGCTGACGTATTGCCAGGCCGTTCTCTGGATCAAGCCACTACTGGCAGCCATTGAAAAAGCGAATAACCAGCTGGCTGGAATACGTGAAATAGAGAAAACCAGAGCCTCGCAATAGCGGGGCTTTTTTATGCCCGAATTTCACCGCGCACCGCAGCGCATTCAACCCACGTCGAACCATACCCTTTGAAATGAGCCTTTGAGGAAGTCAGTTAGTGCTGGCGAGCCTCGACGGGCTGATTTCCTATGCGGCAAAGGTTCATCTCAAAGAAAGGTATACGCTATGAATAATCCGTCAGTTATTCCGGCCTTCGACTTCCGCGAAATGGTTTTGCCATCCAACGGAAAGGTCATCACAACGTCCATGAAGATCGCCCGCTATTTCGGCAAGGCGCATAAAAACGTTCTTCGCACTATCAAGCGGCTGGAGTCTGATTGCTCCCCTGACTTTAACCGGCTCAATTTTGAGCCCGTTGAATACCTCGATAAAAAAGGCGAGATGCGCCTGATGTACAACATCACGAAAGATGGCTGGATGATGCTTGTAATGGGTTTCACTGGAAAGACGGCGACCGCGATTAAAGAGCAATACATCGCCGCCTTTAACTGGATGGCCGAGCAGCTAAACCGACGCATGGCGATGGGTGAAGAAATGCAACATCGCTACGCCATTAAAGAAACGCGCTCAAAGCTGAAAGGCACGATCGGCAGCCGGTTGATGAACGAGCGGAAGAAAGAGAAGCGCGTTCTGGAGCTCGAGCATGAGCACATCATGCAGGTACCGCAGCCGGAATTACTTATTGGCTGATCTCGGCATTACAGAAGCCCTTCACTGAGGGGCTTCGATAATGTCAACGTGAGGTAAGTATTATGGCAAAACCGGACTGGGGAGCACTGCAAGACCAGTTCCTCGCCGAGCATGCCAAAACAGGTATTTCCCCCAAAGACTGGTGCCAGGCTCAGGGACTGAATTACGCATCTGCGAAACGCTACATCAAAGTAACGTCGTATGGTGCGAAATCGCAGAAAGAAGCTGCGAAAAAAAATGCGAATTCGCAAAAGGCAGATCATGCGAAAAGGAGTGTAAAGCCAGAGCCTGAGGCGCAAAAAATAACTGCGTCAGAGTGCTCAACGCCTCCTCCTTCAGCGCCAGATGATTTCGGGCTTTCCGAACAGCAGATGATATTTGCACAGCACGTCGTTGATGGGAAAGCACGAGTAGATGCATATCGTCTGGCTGGGTACAAATGCGACGGCGAGAACGCTTACTTTGCTGCCAGTCAGATATACAGAAATATACAGGTTAGGCGCTATATTCACGCCATACGAAATGAGCGCCAAAAACGATACGCTGCAGAACTCGATGATGTGATCGGTCAGCTGACTGCAATCATCAACGCGGACCCTAACGAAATAGCTCAGTATCGACGCGTTAACTGCCGGTACTGCTGGGGGAACGAGCACAAATATCAGTGGCGGGATATTGCCGAGCAACTTGCCGCTGAGCGTAAAGCTGAGGCTGACGGCGCGCATCCTCCGGATACATCGGGAGGTATTGGGTTTGTCGACAACGGCGACCCAAACCCAGAATGCCCGCGCTGCAACGGTGAAGGCGTGGGAGAACCATTCTTTGCCGATACACGGGATCTGGAAGGGGATGCTCGCTATTTGCTGCATGGCGTCAAGCTGAGCAAGTTTGGGATAGAGATTCTTACTGCCGACAAAGATGCTGCCCGTCGCGAACTGGCTAAGTTGCTAATCGCAAGGGATGGATCAGGAGGAGGCAATAATAATGACCTGTCACGCAAACTTATCGAGCTTGAAATTCGTAAACGCGCAGCGGAAGCAGAGCGCATAGAACAGGAAAATGCCTCTAAGAAAGCACCTGGCAAGCCGGGTGAAAAGCCAACGATAGTTATCAACCTTGTGAATTCACCAGATGCCGAATGAATACACTATTGAGTTTTTGCCTTTCCATGAAGGGCAAAAGAAGATTCATCGGTCAAAGGCTAAGAGGAAGGTAATTCGCGCTGGCCGACGTTTTGGTAAAACCACCATGCTGGAACAGGCGGGTGGGAACTGGGCGGCTAAGCAGATGCGCGTCGGCTGGTTCGCTCCATCGTATAAAATCCTGCTGCCGTCCTTTAAGGCTATCCGTGACCTTTTAAAACCAATCACTACCAGCTCGAGCAAGACAGACTCAATTATTGAGACTATCGGCGGCGGATTGGTTGAGTTCTGGACTCTCGATAACCCAGATGCAGGTCGTTCCCGTAAATATCACAAAGTTATCATTGACGAGGGGAGCCTCGTTAAAAAGGGTATGCGTGATATCTGGGAGCAGGCGATAGAGCCAACGCTACTTGACTATGACGGTGATGCTGTCATGGCTGGCACGCCAAAGGGTGTGGATGATGAGAACTTTTTCTATCAGGCCTGTAACGATAAGGATATGGGTTGGGAGGAACATCATGCACCAACGGCAGCCAACCCAACCATTAACCCTGAGGCGCTGGCGAGAATCATCGAAGGTCGCCCTCCGATGGTTGTCCAGCAGGAATACAACGCCGAGTTCGTAGACTGGCGCGGGCAAAACTTCTTCAAGCTCGACTGGCTTCTGGAGAATGGCGAGCCAGTTGATTATCCATATTCATGCGACACTGTTTATGGGGTTGTCGACTGTGCGCAAAAAGGACAACTGCATAACGATGGATCGGCGTGCATTTGGTTTGCCCTGATCAACGTACCAACGCCCCACCTCGTGATACTCGACTGGGACATCATCCAGATAGATGGATATTTCCTGAAAGATATAGTTCCTCAGTGGATCGGCAAAGCAAGACAGCTAAGCGAAATATGCCTTGCGAGAATGGGATGCACCGGTTTGTTTATCGAAGATAAGGCAACTGGCATCACGTTACTTCAACAGGGTTCCAATGAGGGATGGAACGTTCACCCGATTGATGGGGATTTAACGTCCCTTCCTAAAGAGTCACGAGCCATCAATATCTCTGGTTATGTTGCATCGGGGAAGGTTCGAATTTCCAAGTATGCATTTGAAAAAATAACCGAATACAAACAGTCAAAGAAAAATCACCTGTTATTCCAGGTCCTGAAATTCATCATTGGTGAAGAGGACCAGGATGATGATCTTTTCGACTGTTTCAACTATGGCGTTGCTATCGGGCTCGGTAACGGCGACGGCTTCTGACGAGAGAACCAATGAACGAAGACGATTTCGAAATCGGCAGCTGCTCTCACTCAGAGTTGATGGCATTGCTGGACAGCGACGACATCCAGCCCGGCTCTACGGCTGGCTATCAGACCTGCAAAACGGTTTACCTCTACCACCCGCTGGGCGGGAAGATGGTGGATCGCCCGATTAAAATGGCGATGAATGAGCCGCGCACCGTGCATGTTGCCCAGTCGTACGGCCTTGAACAGCGCCTGCGCGACGCGTTCGAGCGAGAATGGAAAGCGATGGGTGCGAACCAGCACATCGCCAATGCCGCGCGCATCGCCCGAATTTACGGCGTATCAGCGATCGCCATGCTGGTGGATAACCAGGAGCCGAATGAATCGCTGGATTACCGCACGCTGTACAAGCACAACGTCAGCTTTAACATCCTGGACCCGCTGAACACCGCCGGCAGTATCGTGCTGAATCAGGACCCGAACGCCCAGGACTTCCAGAAAGTCGACGGAATCCGGGTTGCTGGCAAGCCGTATCACAAATCGCGCTGTGTCGTCGTGCAGAACGAGGACCCGATTTACCTCGCATACAACCCGGCGGCGTTCGGCTTCACGGGGCGCAGCGTGTACCAGCGAGCGCTCTACCCGCTGAAGTCTTTCATCCAGACCATGCGCACCGACGATATGGTTGCGGTGAAAGGCGGCCTGCTGGTGACGAAAATTAAGGGTCCAAGCTCCGTCGTCAACAACATGATGCAGAAGCTCAGCGGCATCAAGCGCATGATGCTGAAGCGCGGGAAGACGGGAGAGGTCCTGCAGATCGGCGAGAGCGACAATATCGAGTCAATCGACCTGAGCAACCTGGAAAAGCCTCTCGACTCTGCGCGTAAGCACATTCTCGAGAACGTGGCCGCCGCCGCCGACATGCCAGCGATCATCCTCAACTCTGAGACATTCGCCCAGGGCTTCGGTGAAGGTACTGAAGATGCCCGCGCCGTGGCGGTGTACATCGACAACATCCGCGAGTGGCTGGACCAGCTTTATGCGTTCTTCATCCGCGTGTGCCAGTACCGCGCCTGGAGTATTGAGTTCTTCCAGTCTCTGCGTGCTGACTTCCCGGAGCTGAAAAACACCTACAGCGTGTATTTCGCGAGTTGGATAAACAACTTCGAGTATCGCTGGCCGTCCTCCCTGAAAGAGCCGGAAAGCGAGAAGGTGAAGGTCGACGAGACGCGCTTTAAGGCGATCGTCAGCATGCTGGAAGTGGTGCTGCCGCAGCTTACTGCTGACCCCGAAAACCGGGCGACTCTGATCGAGTGGGCGTGTGAAAACGCCAACGCCAACGAGAACCTATTCCCTCAGCGGCTTAATCTCGATTACGACTCGCTGAAGGAAAACCCACCGCCGGAGCCGCCGAAAGCTGAAGAGCCTGGCGGCGGGATGATGCTATGAACACTTTCACCAGAACAGTGAGAGATGCGGTGAAGTTCTTTCTCCGCAACGGCTACTCGTCCCGGGAAGAGCTGGAACGCTGGCAGGCGATTATCCGCCAGGCCGCCGAAAGCGAAACAGCCGATGACTACATGGCGATGGTCACCCGCAACCTGACGAAGGCATACGACCTGCAGGTTGGGCGTGCTGGCGCGCTGAAGCGCCACCAGGGCATGTCCCGGTTCACGCTCAACTACCTTGAGCCGAAGCTGAGGACGGAGCTCGACAGGCGGATCCTCGCCAGCGCCGACCTAATCCAGCTCAACCGCAAAAAAGCCATCGACACTACACTGTCGCGGTTTAGCGGCTGGGCCAGCAGCATTCCCTCAGCCGACAGCATCGCGCTGACCGGTATTCAGGGAACGATGCGGGAGACGGCAGCGCACATTCAGAAGGCCGCCGAGAAGGTCGACTATGAAGTGCGCCGGGTGATGATCGACCAGAACCATAAGCTGATAGCCAACATCGACAACGTGATCGCAACCAGCAATAACGCGATTGCAGCGATATGGCACAGCCACTGGCGGCGTCCGGGTTATGACTTCCGCGAGGACCACAAGGAACGCGATCAGCTGTATTACCTGATTCGCGGGAACTGGGCGCAAAAAAACGGGTACGTGAAAGCAGGTCCTGCCGGTTACCTGGACGAAATCACTCAGCCAGGCGAAGAGGTTTTTTGCCAGTGCTACGTGACATACGTCTACAACCTCCGAAGCATTCCTGAATACATGCTGACCCAGAAGGGGCAGAAGTTCATGGAGTCGATGAAGAAAGCAGCATAGGAGCATTAAAACGTGGCTATTTTTGGCAGCGGGATAATGTTCCGTCAGGGTAAGTTCGTCTTCCTGATCCAGCGCTCGGATGATGGTACGTGGTGCCCGCCTGGCGGTACGGTAGAGCCGGGCGAGCTGGCTATTGATGCCGCGCGCCGCGAGTTGCTGGAAGAGGTGGGCTATCAGTACGATGGCCCGCTGACCCCGCACAGCGTATACGGCGATTATCTGACGTTTCGCGCCGAGGTGCCGGAGAGGTTCGAGGCGAAGCTTAACGACGAATCGCTGGCCGCAGGATGGTTTCACATCGACGATCTGCCCAAGCCGCTTCATCAGCCATTCGCTGAGATGCTGGCGCAGCAGGCGCTCAATGAAACCGAGGTGGCCGCGCTCATCGCTGACGGGACGCTAAGCAGCCCGCAATTCTTTATCAACATGTGGATGTTCGCCATCAGGGTAACCGGAACGGGGGTTACCTGGCGCTCTGCAGATCAGGAGATGACATTCCGTAACCCGGACGATTATCTCACCCCCGAATTTCTCCAGAGGGTAGCCGGTGTACCACTTATCTGGCTTCACCCCAAAAAAAGAACACTTGATAGCGACGAGTTCGCAAAGCGCGTTATTGGCACCCTGACAAATGCTTGGGTAGCCGATAAGGGCGAAGTGTGGGCTGTTGCGCGCGTGTACGACGCCGAAGCTGCTGAAATTATGGCAACAAGGCAATTAAGCACCTCGCCAACTGTGAAGTTCTCAGAGGTAGCTCAATCAATCAATGTCGACGGTCAGCCTCTACTGGTGGAGCCATCCCCCGAGCTGCTCGACCACGTTGCAATTTGTGAACAGGGCGTATGGGACAAGCTCCTTGCCCCTACTGGTGTTAAATCTGATTCCATTCCAAACGAGGCTGAAAAGATGGACGAGGAAAAAATCGTAGCGCTAATCAATAAGGCGATTGACGCACGCATGGCTAAGGCTGACTCAGAAGCAGCAGACCTGAAAGCCAAGGCCGATGCCGAAGAAGCAGCCAAGAAAGAAAAGGCTGATGCTGAGGCAAAAGAGGCCGAAGAGGCGAAAGCCAAAGCTGACGCGGAAGAGAAAGCCGCGAAAGAAAAAGCAGACGCCGAAGCCAAAGAGAAGGCCGACGCGGAAGAGGCAGAATGTATGGCGAAAGAAAAAGCTGACTCTCAGCTGCGCCAGGAGATCGCCGACCTGCGCTCCCGCATCCCAACCGAGTTGAGTGATGAAGAGCGTAACGAAGTCGCCGACGCACAGGTGAAGGCTGATAGCGTGTTCTCCTGCTTCGGCAAGCGCGCGCCGGTTCCGCTGTCTGGTGAAAAGCCGCTGGCATATCGCCGCCGCCTGATGATCCAGCTGCAGGAGCATTCGCCTGACTTCAAAGCCGTCGACTTGTCCTCCATTGCTGACTCAGCCCTGCTGAGCGTGGCCGAGAAGACGATCTACGCCGACGCGCAGAAATCGGCAAGCCTGTCTGTTGGCCCTGGCATGCTGCGCGAAATTAAACGCGCTGATGCGACCGGTCGCCAGATCAGCACCTTCGAAGGCGATCCTGCTGCCACCTGGGCTCCGTTCCAGTCCGGCAAGCGTCAGGTCACCAGTTTCAACAACCAGGCTTAACGGGAGCTCTCAAGCATGGCTAATTTATCTCTTAACCCGATGGCAACCACGAACGCGCTGGGTTCCTTCGGTGTGCAGTCCGACGGTTATATCCAGGGCGTGGCGCTCGATGACCCGGCCAACCGCTTTAATCTGGCGGCGGGCACTGTGGCGGCAACCGAAACCAAACCTCTGTGGGGCGGCTTGCCGGTTGCTGAGCTTCTGCCTGGCACCAGTTCAAGCCCGCGCGGTTCTTACATCCGTCGCGCTGTGTCTGTTGCCGAGCTGGAAGGCTTCACTGTCTTCAATCAGGCTCACAACGGCCTGACCACACCTCAGTCTCCGGTTCCGCTGTACGCATCAGGCATGAGCGTTTCTTACTACCGCCTGGGCTCTAACATGCGCGTTCCGCTGAAGGCATCTGCGCAGGTTGTCGCGCTGGGCACCTCTGGCGCTTCAGTGAAAACTCCGCTGGCCTGGGACTTCGTGAACAACCAGATCACCACTGCGGCGGCGGCCGGTTTCGCTGGTTCTGATATTGCGACAACTGCTGTGACCTATGCCAATGGCGTGGCGACGGCGACAACCGCATCAGCGCACGGCCTTACTGCTGGTCAGTACGTGAAAATCAGCGGCGTTGCCCCTGCGGCGTACAACGGCACTGTGGTAGTGCTGTCTGTTCCGAGCTCAACGACCTTCACCTACGCCCCGGCAACTGCACCAGGCGGCGCTGCAACCACGCAGGGCACCATCGGCGCAGTTACGCTTTCCGACATCACGCTGCCGGTAAAAGTGCTCGCCATCGAATCAGGCAACTCCAAGACTGTCAGCTATGACAGCGCGACGGGCTTCCTGACCTGGAATAACACCGACAGCTGCGCGCTGGTCTTACTTTAATCGGGAGCTGAATTAAATGGCTGCAATTACCCCCAGCTACACCATCGTCAATCCGTCGTACATCGCGCCGGAGATGATCATTGGTTACCAGCAGGCGTCAGGTGCGTTTGAAACCATCGCCAGCGGTAACCCGCAAGTCCGTCTCGGCGTAGGCGATCAGTACGTCTACATGCGCCGCCTGGACATTCGCACCCAGACCACTTCCAGCCAGTCCGGTAACGGTAACCAGCTGCCGAGCGTGGCGCTTGATGCGAAGATGATTTCAACCCCAACCTACCTGTTCCGCTGCCGTGGTATCTACGATCACCATGATATGGCCGCTGCCGGTAACTGGAACTTTGCACTGCCGGAAGCGCAGCGCCTGGGCATGCGTCAGGGCATTTTCCAGCAGCTGCGCTCTGCTCTGCTGTACGGCATGAACCCTGCTGGCGGTGAAGGCCTGCTGAACACCGCTGGTGCGACCACCGAGTCCCTGCCTCCGGACAGCAACGGCAATACCACTGTGCTGACCTATGACCACGGCCAGATGGCGGTATATCTGCTGGGTCACGTACAGGCCGCACTGACCCGTACCATGCAGCTGGGCCGCCAGCAGCGCGTCGTTATCCTGGGTCCGCAGCGCGTTCTCGGTGCCATGGAGATTCAGCAGATCGTTCAGCTGACTTCTTACCAGCGTCCTGGTGGTGGTACTGACACCGTCGGCGGCACGGTGAAGGAAGTGCTGAAAGGCGCAAACGTCCAGGTTGACTGGGTGTATGACGATACCCTGATCGGCGCTGGCGCTGGCGGTACCGACGCGGTGGTGATCACCATCCCTGAGGTCGAAGTGCCGATGGTCAACTCTACCGTGAACACCAACGAATTCGCCAAGCTGACCCCGTCTCTTGCCGCGAACGCGCTGATGTTTACCGACATGGCCGCGCCGCGCGAGATTCCGACGCCGATCGCTGGTGGCGCCATCGATGTTCTGTCCGAAATGCGTTCAACCGCAGGCTGGGCAGTTCGTCCGGAAGCAATCACCATCCTGTCCATGGCGTACAGCGCCTGATCCATTCTTTGAAGTGGTTAAGCCTCTGCCGGGGAAACTCAGCAGGGGCTTTTTTACGAGGGTAACCAATGAAACTCTATATCGCTAACACCACCAAGCAGCGCCAGATTTTTGCATATCGCAAACTGGAGACCGGCCGCCTTATTCAGATCCCGATTAACCACGGAGATCAGATGATGGTGCTGGATGGCTCAACTGAAGAAGTTGACGCAGTGGTGCAGCATCACCAGGTTTACGGTCTGGTTGACTCGACGAAAATCGACCAGAGCCAGGCGTTTGTCGGATTGTGCTACAGCCTGAACAAGCCTGTATCAGCGTCGGTAATCGAAAAAGCAATCCGTGATAACGATATTCACCTGACCCGTGGCGCCCACGGCCGCCGCCAGGCATCTGTAGCGGCTCTGGATAGTTCTCTGCGCGAAAGCGGTACCGGCTATTCCGGCGAAATGGAAGTCAGCGCTGAGCAGGCCAGAGGCCGTGGTGAAAGCGACGAAATTCAGGTCGTTAACGAGACGATTGTTACTCCGAAAGCCGGGAATAAGAAAAAATGAGCGTAAATCTGGCTGCATTCATCATATTCGTTCGCACAGATATGGGCGTAACCGCCAGCCAGGTTCCTTATGACTCTCCGTCCTTTGTTGTTGCGTATAACGCGGCCGTGGAATGGGTGAACCGGGATATTGAACTGGTTATGCCCAATCTGTATGAGGTTGCCGTTTACAATCTTGGCG